GAGAACCCAAATAACTTGGACATGATTATATTTTTATGGTTATCCTCAGACTATTTATTAGTCCTGAGATTATCCATTTACGTTCTGTCTGGCGCTACCTGCTGCTCCGGTTCCCTTAAGAATGCGAATTGACTGAACCTGGAAGGTAACAGTAAACTCTTCAATCGTATCAGATGAATCGTAAGACAGATCGATAGCAGATACTTCCGTTGGGAAGATATCGACGAATTCATACTCTGCCAATACAGAGTTTGAATCTCCAGAGTTATCAGTACTTCTGGGTGATGAACCTCTACCCAACTGATAAACTTTTGCTGCTGCCATGTAAGCATTAGGGCTTGTAGCACCTAAGTTGGTGTCAAGTGATGCAATCTGTTCAGTCCAGAATTCCATCGCTCTTCTGAGTCTGAAGTCCTCATCGTTGATGATGGTGATAGTCCATGTATCGATGGTTCTATCTCCAGCAACTTTGAAGATTCTTCCTCTGAAAGGAACGTCAATAGAAGCGATGTTCTGAGCAGGCAGGTTTGCTGCCTTACACAGGAACGCCATTTGAGTTGCGTCATATCCTGGAAGAGAGAATCCAAGACCCTCTCCATCAAGAGTGAGTTCTACCTCAAACAGATTAGGGCGAGCGCCGCCCCCAGCAAGTCTAGACTTAAACTGGGAGATAGTTCTGTTTTCTTTTGATGCTGCCATTTTTTTAGTCCTCCTTTGTTATTTAGATAATGTTGATCAAACAGTGCCTACAACTTCTTCAAAGGAAACACCAGTTCTGGTAGCAACGAACGTAAGAGTGATGTAGTTAATCGACTTAGTTGGCTTCAGGAAGATGTCCGCTCTAAATTCATTATTATCGATGATATCAGGTGTGTTGTTTGAAGAATCACAAACAACGAGGAATCCATAGAGACCTCTCTTTGCCTGAACATCACGGAGGAATGGTTCAACAATATTTCTGAAGTTTGCTCTTGTCAACTCATCGTTGAGTTCAAAGAGTTGTGCTTCTGCTGCTCTTGCAAGTGCCTGCTCAACTGTGAGGAAGAGACGGCGAACGTTGATTCTATCGAATGCAGATGCATATCCGAGAGCAGTCTTATCTCCGAAGAGAAGTGTTCCAACACCAGGTTTGGTGATGAAGGAGTTAACTCTCTTAGGATAGAGACGATCTCTTTGTGTCTTGCTTGGGTTGTATGCAAGTTTAACAGCGTTGTTAATTACACCGCGCTGTTGTCCCGCAGGTGAGAACCAGGGGAATGCTTGAATCGAGGTGCGAACCATGAGACCAGCAACGTCTGCGTTAGCAGGTACATAACGGAACTCGTTATTGAATCTATCAAACTGATACTTATAACCACTATCAAATACCGCGTAAGAAGAAGAACTTAACGTGGAGAAGTAGTTGATCAGATTGTTGGTTTGATCATTCGAGTTGGTTACGTTGATCAAGTTTGCTCTATGAGGTCCGATAACTGCCATACAATCTTTTCTCTCATTTGCAAGAGAGATCAGTTTGTTTGCTTTTGCCTGAGTTTCTGCCTCAGTATCGCAACCAGGACCCATGATCATGTAATCAACTTCAATCTCATCTTTGTTTGAGAAGAGATCGTATGCTCTCATGTTGTCAGCAAGGGTTCCCTTCATTCCACCAACGACAGACGTGTAGTCATTACCGTTGAGAAGTTCGTATGTAACGTTACCCAGAGCAGAGAAGGTTACGCCTTGAGCATCCTGACGGAATGAACCATCAGCAACTGAAACAGGAGCGAATGCGTTTGCATCACCACTTGTCGTGGTAAATCCAGTTGCTTTAGGTGAGGTTCCGTGATATCCATCACCTGCGAGTGATGGGTTAAGACCTGCATAGATGTTCTCGGAGAAATCTGCGAGATAATCCTTGTAGTAAATTCTCTGTGGAGCATTTACATTAGAGATAGCATCTGCTGCTTTAGAAAGACTGAGGTGTGTCTCAAGAACATTTCCTCTGATGCCGGTGATGCTTCCGGTGTCATCAACAACAACGATGTGAACAGCGTCGTTTCTACCATCTCTGTCAGAAACATAAACGTTAGTTTCTGGTTTTGGTGCTAAGGTCTTCCAGTAAATGGTCTGATTGGTGAGACCCAGAGTTTGCTCTTCGTACCAGTCTTTGACTGAAAGTGCAACAGGAGTGAATGACTTAGCACCATCTGCTCCAGATCCGGTGTTGATACCAGAATTGTTTACTGGGAAGATAGCATCGCTTCCATCAAACGCCTTGAGTGCGTTTCCTTCAGCATAAGTGATTCTTGTTTCAGTTCCTGCAGAGGAAACTTGAGAAACAACCTTTACCTCAATTGTGCTAAGTGAAGCAGTACTTGAAGTATTAACACCGGTGATAATTCCCTTCAAATGTCCGGTGAATGTTCCGGTCGTTCCAACTCCAGATTGAGTTCCACTAATCGCAGCAGTAACACCGAAACCAACAGAGAAACCTGCAGTTCCCAGATCATCTGTGTTAATACCGATAATCTGATCAGCAGCATCATCGATGTAGCAAATCTTCAGTTTATCTGCCCAGGAACCAGGGTTCTTAGCAGCATAAACGAAAGATGCGTCAGTAGTGTGGTTGTTCTGATAGTCATCGTAGTTGTAGACTTTCAGAGAGTTCGTTGATGCGATACCTACACCAGCGTTTGCGTTTCTCAGGTTATCGTCTGCCTGTCTAACAACCTTAAGGACGCCACCGTAAGAAAGAAAGTTAGCAGCACTCATCCAGTACTCATACTGGGTGTCTGTGGAAAGTGGTTTTCCGAAAGTGTTGATTAACTCTTGCTCGGTGCTGATGTCAATTGCTTCTTCAACTGGTCCAATTCTAAAAGGACCGGCGATTGCGCCAATATTATCTAATACGTTATCAGCTCTTCCTACTGTTAGGTCAACCTCCCTTACCAATACTCCAGGAGATAATTGAGGAGTCGCCATGTTTTGTTCTCCGTGTCTCAGTTTATCTGAAAGTATTTAGAATTTGCAGCACTTTCAGAGGGGAAATAAGACGTGAACTACCAATCAGGATACTCCCACTTATTATTGTCTTTCTTTGGTGTGTTTATAACTCGCTTTATAGTGCATTCTTTGCACTCATAGGAATATGAAGATGCAACTGGACCTCTGTCTTTTCTTGTTCTGTAGAATCCCTCTACTAGATTTTTAATCTCCCCACAAGTTCTACACTTTCTGTCTTGAAGAAGAAGATGACCAAGTTTTATTTGACCATCAAAATCTATCATGAAAGATATTCCCACATATATGATCTATCACCATACTCTGCTGTTGTCCATCTATCTCCCTCACTATCAACAAAACTGTCATCATCTAGACCATCATTTAAAAAACCAAATGGAGCCATGTCTTGCTCAATCTGATTCTTTTGTTCCTCATATAATCTCTTACGAACATCTTGGTCAGTCAACTCCTTGAAGTAATCCATTTGAACCAACCAAGCATAGATGACTAGACACATCGCCAAGTCATCATTACAACCCTCTTCTGCTTCAAAAGAATTACTCTTTGAGATAAAGGTTGTCAGTTCAGAAATAATTTCATAGTCTTTAAAGATGAGTTTGTCTGCCTCAATCAAAGTTTTGAGATTAAGTGACCCAACCTTTTTTACAGTCTTAGACATCTTGACACCTAACTGTGTCTTCTTACCAGAGAATCCTTGACCAACAATCTGTCCTGCTCTGCCTCTCATAGAACACATCAGAAGATTTTGATATTCAAGATCGTATTGAATAATACTTGCTACTTGATCTCCAATATCATTTACCTCACATAAAACATATGCACCATTATATTTTTTTGCTACCTCATAAATGATATTAGGAAACAGCATCGGTTTGATTTCATTATTTCTATACTTGGCAACTACTTTATGAGGGAACTCAGTAATATCTACACAGACAAATGCAGAGTAGTCTTCTCCAACTCCTCTAGCAACGTCAACTGTCATTACATAGTCGTGGTCTTGTTTCGGCGGTTCATAGACATCCAGTCCAGCATTTCTTTGGATTGGATTATCATATACTAATGATCTAAGTTTACTTGGTGCGATTAGGGTATCAACTGATCCTAAGAACTCACATTCAAACTCAACTTTGAACTGTGATTCAGACGTGTTAGCAATTGTAGTTGC